TGCTGACATAATAATAAAAAAAATGATAATTTCCATAATCGTTTTGTGTTTTGGTGTGGCCAAATATAAATCTATTTTTGATATAAAAAAATTATTTTGATATTTTTTTTTATTTATTTTGATTTTGATAAAATTTATATATTTGTAGAAATAAAAAACACATGAGTGAAAAACTAAAATCAATTCCGGTCTACTTGACCGATGAAAAGCGGTCCGCTTTAAAAACTATTAGTAAAACTAAACGCATTGCCCAGACTCGATTAATCGAGCAGGAGATTGACAAATTGTTAAAAAGAGAGGGATTTAAATTATGAAAAAATTTATCCTAATTACAATAGGTTTTGCCTTATTAACACAAATAACACACGCATCAGAGGTCTTTTACATGATTAGTAAAAAGACAGACTTAGATTACATAATATCTTGGATTTTCGCATTTAGTTTAGAATGCTCAATATTAATATTCACAGTAATCGGCAAAAGAAATACCGCAGTATTCTTTGCGCTAATTTCATGGATTATTAATTTGCTATATTATTGGTTTGATTTTGGCTTCACTCAGAAATTTGTGGCGATGAATGTAATATCATTAATCATCCCCATAACTATTCTGTTCTATTCAGAAACAATAGAAACAGATAAACGTAAAAAGATATTTAAAAGGAAATAACTAATGATCCTCACTGCGTTTATATTCATCACCCTGACAATTTACATAACCCTCTCCGCTTTGGTTTGGGTCTGTAGATTGGTTTGGGGTGCCGAAAAACCTGTTTTTTTGGTAGGTGCTATTATGAGTAGTGTTTATCATTGGATGATGTGCAATTTGCCATTTCGTTTGATGTATAAGCACACTTGGATTGATAGTCAACATAAAATGTGGCTTCCAAGATTTGGATGGAGCAAAAAGCAAATTGCGGATGCGGAAAAGTCAGCTAAAGAAAAGTACGGAAATATTAAATGGGAGTAGTTCTCTGAAATCTTATGAACGTCGCCGCAAATGGTGCTATATTAGTAAACATCCGACAAATACAAGTAATAAACCTGCACTTGTCATATCATGAGTTACTTTATATCCGAAGACTCAATTAAAGTGTATGTGAATGAATTACCATGTATATCTTTAGCTTTTCTTATGATAGCCATAAATTCATCAAAATCAGCAGCCTTCTTAAATACTTGGCATCCTTCTGACCAATTTTCTACATAAGTTGAATCAACCCCTGCTTTATGGATGTTAATTCCAAACACGCCTTCTTGGATTTTTGATTCATCATAAGTCATGTCTTTATTGGCATCACGATAAACTTTAACTGGCTTTTGTTGTCTTAAAGCTTCATACTTACCTTGATGTAAACCAATCGCATGAGAGCCTCTATATTGGCCTTCAACAAGCCTTGCAACCCCTGCAACATTATGGAACTCTTTAACGCCTTTAGTACCGGGGTCTGTTGTTGCCATCCATGAATGAAATTCCCATTCGCCATCTACCTTGTAAGATAGCGTCATAAAATCGTCAAATACGTTTGTAACTTTCTGACCTGTTGCAGAATTTCGTACACCTACAATATTTACATCAAAATCTTTATCTCCATCAAACCAAACATAGCCTTTTGCCTTTACGGATTCTTCTATTTGTTCTTTAGATAGTTTCATTTTTCTTAAATATTTTTTCAGCAGAGGTTAAACCTAAACAACCAAAAGCCAATAAAGCTACTGATTCAACCAATATAGCCGATGGTGCAGTATGTTCCTCGCTGAACGAGTTATGATACATAGTCACGCATAAGGCAATTACGCAAAGCAATCCGCATAAACGCTTCATGCTTAGACTTCCACTTTCATCACAAAAAAACTGTTTCATTGTACTGTGTCTTTTTTACTTTTACCCCAAAAGTTTTTCTTCTCTGTAACAAAAATAGTATCCCTAACAGTATCAATTTGAATTTGTACTCTTGGATTTGCTTTTATTTCAGCTACCTCACTAAACAATTGTTTAATCTGTTTTTTATCCTCAATAATACTTTCAACAGTTTTGTTAATTATTTTAGCTTCTTTCTTTGTAGCCTCAACAATACTACTATCCATCTTTAATTGACTTTTAGCAACTTTTAATAGTAAAGTATCGTATTTGTTTACCTGCTCGTGTTCAGTTGTTGTACTACACGAACTTATGAAAAGTATGAATACTAAATATCTCATTTGATTTTCTGAATTTTACCTAATGATTCCAACGTGCTTAACTTTGCAGATGCTCCACTCATTGCACCCTCGCACTTAATTAATGATTGACTCATAGCATCCATTTTAGCTTCAAGTTTCTCGATTTTTGCTCCTTGATTATCAATTTGCTCATGAAACGTGCTTCTAATATCAATGTATAAAGCACTAATGCCAATGATTACTAAGAACATTGTACCCACCACTGGGTTTTTACTAAAATCCTTAAAATTTATTGGTAAAGGATTTGTTAAATTTACTTTTTCTTTGATTGCCATAATTATAATTTTAATGAATAACCTACTGAATAACCACTCATTCCATAACCAACGCTAAATAAGCCTTTCTGCCGAGTTTTAAATGATAGGCTAATGTTGTGATTCACTTTACCTAAATCTATCGTTATATCGCTTTTTATGCCTAAATACAAAGCCGCTTTGCTCTTGGATTCTATATTGTTTGTTATTGTGATTGTTTTTTCTTGGATTTTGGCTTGGAATGACCTGCCGATGATTCTGTTTTGGCTGATGGTATCTGTGATGACAAAGAGGTTACTGTCTTGTCTGATTGAATCCAAATACTCCGTAGCTTGGTTATAATCTTTAACAATGTATGTTGTATCATAGCTTTTTGTATTAGTGAAAATAGTATCTAAAACTTTAAAAGGTATTCTATCTCCTTTGGTATGCTTTGTGAAAGTTTTCACAGTAAAAACGGTATCTATTTTAGTTTTAGTAACTGTCCTTGTTGGAATCCTAAGTTCAAACAAAAACAAACACACTAAACCCAAAATAAATATTATTCCGTTCTTAATCATTTGATTTTATTAGTTGCTTTAATGTAATACCTGACGGCAAATATTCCACTGACAATAGCGACAATAGAAGCTATTAATGTAACTATCGGTTGCACATTTGCAATACTTAGCATTGCGCCTGATACGGAAACTATGGTCGCTAAATCAGCGTTATTATTTGTCATCTTTAATCTGAGGTTGTAATTGTTTAACTAATTCGGCTGCTACTGCCTTCACTTGAATGTGTGAAGCGGTTGACTGCTCAATGACTGCCAATACTGCTTCCCATTCTTGTACTTCCAATTCTACTTTTAACTTTTTTGGGGTTGGTTGTACTTCTGTTTGTGCTTCTGGTTGGTTTTCTGGTGTTGGTTCTGTTTGTGTTTCTTTTTCAGTTTTCATAGGGTTGTTTTTATCTCAAATATAATTAATTATTGGGTTGTGTTTCTGGCTTGGCATAATCCCCTATAATAGTCAAGTTCAACTGCTCTGCAATCCAACCCCAAGCAAATACATCTGCATCCCATTGTTGATAATCTTCGCCTTCAAGTGTTAAGTTCCCAAATGCTAACTGCTCCGTTTCATTTGAGATTGTGTAATAAAATTCAGCGGACTTCCCTAATGTTACGTTAACCGCAAATGCATTGAGTATATCTGCTTGCTTGTTTTGTCCATTATGCCAGATAGTAATAGCTGTGATTGTTTTCATTTACTTGTTTTTTAAAATGTCGATTTCTTTTTTTAATTCTTGAATTGCCTTGATGTATACTGCGTGAAGCTGGTCATAACTAATACCCATTTTCCCAGTTGATGCGGTTACAAAAACCGCTTCTGGTATTATCTCTGCCATTTCTTGTGCTATATTTCCATTCTGTCTGCCTTCGCCAAAGTTTTTGTATTCATCAATAAAATTAAACCAAACTGGATTCATTTTCATGATTTCATTCAATCCATATCCGATAGGCTTAATATTTTGTTTTACAGATATATCAGAAACGGGAGCGGATAAAACACCGTTTGAATCTGCAAATACTGCTCTGCTTCCTGTGCCTGCTAAATTCACTATTGTAACTACCCCATCTGAATCCATTGAGAATTTTTCAGTACCTTCTTTGTAAATTCGAAAAATATTAGATACTACAGCAAGCGAGTAATTATTAGCACCTTGTGATAATACTAATCCCGAATTACTAGCATTAGAAATATTCAAAACCCTTGCAATTCCTGGAGGATTAGAGATAGTTGAACTTCCTATTCCGACGTCACCATCTGATGAAATAACTATTCTGTTGGTAGAATTCGTTGAAAAAGCTAATGTATTTGCGGCACTTAAATACATTCCATTGGTTGCAACCGTTGAACCCGATGGAATAAAAGCCGATGCGGCTACAGTTGAACTAAAACTTGCACTTGTACCACTTAATGCTCCTGTATTTGCAATTGTAACTTTATCACTTCCAGATGCCTGAAATTTAGCAATAACTCCTGTATATGAATCAGCAATTAATCCAACTCCACCTGTGTTATTAGCAATAAAAACACCCCCAACCCCAGTAGTAGCATTACCAGCAACTGCATTTCCGCTTGTTGCTTCTCCTGATACACCAAATCCGCTTGTAGCTATTCCTTTTACAACACCAGATAAAGTTGTTCCTGTAAAGGTTGCACTTGTTCCTGATAATGCTCCTGTAAGCGTACCTCCTGTTAATGGTAAGTAACCACTTAATGCAGAACCATAATCAGGAATGTTTAATGTATTGCTAATAAAAGTTGCTGCACCACTTGTGCCTGTCGTTGTTAAGGTAATTGCACCTTGATAAGTAGTCGAATCAACAGTACCATCTGCTTTTAGAAATTGCGCAGATGTGCCACCTGACTTAACCAAAGTTGTAGCGTTTAGCGTTCCTATAATAGTTACCGCATTACCACTTCCCGAAGTCTTATTAACATAAATACCCTCCTTATTCCCACCCTTTGTAATATTTAACGCTATACCCGCACCACTTGAATGACTAATACTAAATGTATCGCTACCACCACTAGATGAAAAACTTCCTGTTGTGCCTATCAATGCTCCTGTAAGCGTCTTATCTCCTGCAAATGTCTGTGCTAATGTAGTAACTACACCACCAAATGAAGCTGAGGCAGGTTCTAAGTTTAATTGAGTTCCAGCAATGGTTGCAGCGTTTGCGTTTGGACTTGCACCGATAGCTGATAGCGATAGCACTCCACCATCAGCATAATTAGGAATGTTTAAAGTATTGCCAACCAATGTAGATGGACCACTTGTGCCAGTTGTGGTAAGCGTTATAGTTCCTTGCTTACCATTTAGCTGATTCTGAACTTTGCCAAATGCTTGTAAAATTGTATCTGTTGCAAGAATTGCGCTGCCTGTGACTGATAATCCTGTTAGTAGCTTACTTGTAACTCTAGCATCTGTCACAATACCTCCGACAGTTGTTCTATACGCTATATTATCGCCTGTAATAGCAATAGGTATAATATTAGCATCCGTTACCGAACTCGGTAATGCCGTAAAATCCTTTAAATAAACTCCATTAATTACTGGCATAATATTTTAATTTACAAATACATACAAACCACCACCATTATCTACATAAACACCTGAATCCTGCGCCCAAACATTATAAGCTAGAGCTGCATTTACTATTGCTCCATATCCGGTAATAACTCCTGTAAATTTAACAAAATCCTCTGAGGTTCCGGTTATTTCTAAAGATTCCAGAAACCCCTCACCTGCATCGCCCTCATTCGTATCTGTGTTTAGCATTGACCAGTCCATAATCTGTCTTGACCTGCCGATATCTTTTAACTCATCCCAACCTATTATAGCCTGATCTGTTGAATAAACCGCTTCAAAACTTATAGAATAAGAATGCAACTGTGGTAACTGCTTTTGAGCCATATCTTGCGTAGACTTGCAAGTCTTTATAAAGTTGATATTTTCAGCTAGATTATTACTCAGCAAACACCCAACAGGCGTATCGTTTATATAAAGCATTAAATCAGTCATATCCTGTTATATTACCACTAAATTTAATAAAATCCTGCACCTCACCTAATATCTCTAAATTCTCTATAAATCCTTGCCCTTGCTCACCCTCTATGCCATCGCCTGTAATTTCCCAATCTATCTGAACTCTTTCAAGCGATTTTAAGCCTGTCCACGACATTATATTATTTTCGGTAGTCATAACACCCTCAAAGGGTATTGAGTAGGTGTAGATCCTACCTAATTGAGTTAGTCCGCCTGACTGTGAAGTCTTGCACGTTGCTAGAAAAGAAATCTGCTCTGATCTGCTTACAGAGGTTAAACAACCTACTGGCACATTGTTTATAAATAGCATCATGGTCCTGCTTTTACAGTTACTTTAGTTGTCGCTCCGTAATCTGGAGTTAACGTATAATCCAGAGCAATTTCGTCATCTACTATTCTACCTAAAACTGCTTTACAAATATTCTGCTGTAAGTCATAAGTTAGGCTTAAATTCATAAAATAACCCTCTATTAAATTAATTGACCACCTCTGCAAAGGATTAAAGTAGCCAAATATAGATCCCTCAAAGCGCACAAATGGTCCTGCGTATAATCTCTGTTTTTCTTCTACTGATATTCGTAAAAATGCTTTGCTACTTTCATAAGGAGTAGCTAAAATACTCTCAGATATTCCTCTGCGATTCCATAAAGTAGTTAGCGTCGTTTGGTTTGCTTGATAAATTCCGCTTAGATATAAATTTGATGTTGTATCGCCATTAAACAGATTAACAGTTTCTGGCACAAAAGTAAACTTCCCTGTTTGCGTAGCCGTATGCATTTCACCAATAGGATCCTCTGTGCCTATGTTAGGAATTATACTTGCTGATCTATAAGTAATAAATAAATCAATAGATGGAGGTATTAAGTCCTCACGTGCTTCGTATAGTCTAATAGTTAGGTTTCCTGTAATTGGCGCTCTACGTGCAGTAATACTCATAGCGCCCTCATAGTATTGTAAAGTCAAGCCGTTTATTCTAGTATCATTTACACCCCATTCGCCAGTCTGGTCTAAATACCATGTTGTTAATCCATCAGTTAGCATAACTCTAGCACTTGGTCCGTCTGATATATAGTTATAATAACTCATCTTAAACACCACCATATCGCCCTCTGTAATTGGCGCAGGTGTAATGTTTTCAATATACTCATAAGGACCAGGCGATGCAGTTACATTGCCCAATTTAGCGCCACCGGCAGAATCTTCTGTAAGTGGTAATAAAACATTACTCTTTGCCCAATCTGTAAAAGTTATGCCATTCCATCCAACAAATTCTGGATTTACAATCAAAGAGGTTACAAAACCATAAAGAAAAGACATCGACGCATTTTTGTACGGTCTGTCTATCATTTTTATCTGATCTGTATTGATATGAAAATAAGGAGCTGCAATTACGCCCTCACTTTCACCACCTAAAACTAAATCTA